AAATTTATTATTATACTTACGATTCTACAGCGTTTGAATTAGCCGAAGAACCAATAAGATATATACCTAACTAATAATTATTACTATGAATATATCAGAACACGACAAAAACGTATTTAAAGAATTAGCTATGATTATGGGGATATTTTTCTTAGTTGGTTATGTAATTCTTTCACCAGACAAAGATGAGATACCAACAGTTAAAACACCATCAATGGAAACATTTGAAGAACATCCAATAATTGCTTGGAGAGCATACGACAACCAAGGTGGCCCTTGTATTAAAGTTAGATATAAAATACAACGATATAAAACAAAGTTGTATATGTTTAATGAGAATGGAAAATTAGTTCATCAAACACCATTGTCATTAGACCCATTTTCAGATGGAAGAGAACGAACAGAAACATATGTTTGGAAACTTTATAGAACTGAATGGTCATCTAATATAAGCCCAGGATACTATACAATCGTAGTTGGTACAGATTATGATAGAAAAGGATTGGGTACTGAAATAGAAGTAATATGAAGTACCTAACACTTTTATTATCAATAAGTGTTATATATTCTCAAGACATCCAAAGAACATCAGAGTTCAAAAGAGATGTTGCTTACGGACAAGATTGTGATGATACAGAATATAGAGATTATAAAGGATATCCTGCTTGGAAAGGTTATGGTGGGTGGTTATCTGAATGTGATTCAATCCGTTCTGTAAATTTAGATAGAGAATTTGCTGAAAGGGATAGACTACGAAAAATAGAAAAGGCAAAACAAGATAGTATAGATACACAAGAAGCATTAGCAGAGATAGATAATTTAGATTTAGATGCTATGTGGGAAAATACGGTATGGGAAGAAATTCAAGATGTTGTTGATGTAGTTGCAGAAGTTGAACAAATAACTGCCGTAGCAGGTGTTCGTGGAGCAGAAGCAGAAGATGAAGCACTTGACCATTTATATTATAGACGAAGTATGAAAGGACTTGCTTTAATAGACTTACAAAAAGCATATGGTAGGTTGATGAATAAAAAAGACGAACTTGTTGATTCAGACCCAAACCATCCTAAGTTAGAAAAAATTAATAATTTGCTTTCGCAATTAGAAATAAAAATGAAAAACTCATAAATTTTTTAAAATAGGTTTATATATATTTTTGAATACGAAAGGAGCTAACCAATAATTGCGGAGAACAATATGAGGCACCTTTTGTGTTTATTACTAATGGGCTCGTTGGTAGCCCAAGACTTATCTACAAGTAAGAACCAACGACCAATAATGAAAAAACCTTTTCATTTAACTTACGATGACATTTCAGAAATAGATACTACCGAACTTAAAGGAAAGGTTTTGGTAAAATTTACAGTAGATGAAAATGGTAGAATTATAGAACCATACATTATAGATACATTCAATATAAAGTTAAACGATGCTATAATAGATAGAGTTATGGCAATTGAATTTGAACCAGCTAAACAGAATGGAAGAGCTGTTATGGTTAGATATCAATTACCAATATTATTTAAATAAAAATAGCTTGAACGTTTTGACTTTTTGGTATATATATATATTTATAAAGTTTTTTGACAAATTGAAAATGGAAAGTGGAGAGAGTAATTAACTCTCTATGGGATTGCCTGAATAATGAGTATACTTTGAAGCTCATAAGGGAATCTACCAATGGATGTGGTGTCCGACTACCTGCTAAAATGGTAGGTTGCAAATGTCTCGTAGACATACGAATTGGAATGTACTTTCAGAACATATAAAGAACACGATTCTTTGACCTTGTTGTGAGTAAGGGTAACACCGAAATCTCACTTTATGACCGAATAATCTAATCTTGGAGAGATAAGGTAATGGTACAGGGGTTGTACTCACTCAATGATAGTTAACCACTATTGAGAGAATCATCGTAACTGATGGGTATTAGGTACAAGGTAAAAAAATCCAAGCTGATAGTTGTAGGTAATCGTTAATCCTACATCCCCAAATTTTCAAGTTTTAAAAAAGGGTTCAACCGATTTTTAGTTTCCACTATAATATAAACTTAAAAAACCACCGAACCCTTTTTTTATTGGCAAGATGAAGAAAGCTTGATTGTTTTATTTTTACAAAGTATATATATTATAGTATCAAGGTTACACTTGATTAATAAATAATAAATAATAAATAATAATATGGAGATTATAAAATGGATATTAACGCAATACGGAAACGTTTAAATCAGTTACAAACAACAAATCAGCGTTCCAATAACCTTTGGAAACCACAACCAGGAAAACAAATCGTAAGAATAGTTCCTTTTAAGTTTAATAAAACTACACCCTTTATAGAGTTGTATTTTCATTATGACTTAGGTGGACGTACTTATCTATCACCAATTTCTTTTGGAAGACCAGACCCTATTGAAGAGTTTGCTGACAAATTGAAATCAAGTGGTAATCGTGACGATTGGAGACTTGGTAAGAAGTTAGAAGCTAAGATGAGAACTTTTGCACCTGTATTAGTTCGTGGAGCAGAAAATGATGGTATTAAGTTTTGGGGTTTTGGTAAAACTGTATACCAAGAACTTCTATCTATAATTGCTGACCCAGACTATGGTGACATTTCTGATGCAACCAATGGTCGTGATGTCGTTGTGGAGTTTAAAACAGCTGAAGAAACTGGAAAATCCTTTCCTACTACTGGTATTCGTGTTAAACCGAATCAAACTCCTATTTCGGAAGATTCTAAAGTTATGGAAAGTTCATTAGAGAACCAAGTTAATCTAAATGAGGTTTATAATGAAATGTCCTATGAAGAACTTACTAAAGTTCTGAATGACTGGTTGAATCCAGAAAATAAGGAAGATGATACGGAAGAAACGGTAGAAAAAGCTTCAACAAAGGAGACTCTAAAGGAGACTACAACTGTTGACGATGCTTCATCCGCATTTGACGAGTTATTTAATCGGTAATTAACCACTAATATTGGGTGGCTAGGGTTAAGAGCCACTGTTAAGAATAGAGGAACACTCCGTCTTTCTGGAACCACCCATATTTACATAGGAGATTTTATGTCCACAAGAGACGAATTGGCTTCGGTTTTATCCACAAGCCTTAATAAACAATTTAAAAAGGATTATCCGAAAGTAGCATATTTTCTTGATGGTTCTGATGAAACACCAACTGATGTAACCGATTTTATTTCCACTGGTTCATCTATGTTGGATTTAGCAATTTCTAATAGGCCAAATGGTGGTATAGCTATTGGTCGAATTACAGAAATAAATGGACTTGAATCAAGTGGTAAATCCTTGGTTGGAGCCCATTTATTAAGTTCTACACAAAAGAAGGGTGGTGTAGCCGTATACATAGATACTGAGACTGCAGTTAGTAGAGAATTTCTTGAAGTTATAGGTGTTGATATAGACAATATGTTATATGTTCACTTAGAAACTGTAGAAGAAATATTTGAAGCTATAGAAAAGATAGTTACCAAGGTTAGAGAAGAAGATACAGGTAGATTGGTTACAATATTGGTTGA